CGACTTCTCCCTGATGCGTGAAGTACAACTTCGATCCATCCTCGACGTATGCACCGTCAAAAGCTTCATCAAGCAGGAGCTGCATATTCGTCTGCCTGCGTTTCATACCTTCTACCTGTGTCGAAAACTCAGCAGTCTCGTTCGACGCAAGGGTAGCCATGTCAAGAGCCTGTCTGGCAATCGTGCCAGCGTCAGTTGTAAGCTGTGCGATAGCCTCTGACTTGTCGTTGATCTGCCTCATGGCATTTTCATAGGCAGAGTCAAACTCCTGCTTGTCGTGGGCGTATGCGGCGTTAAAATCGGACAATGTTTCAGCGGCGCTGTCTTCACTTTCCTTAGCCTGCCTTGCGCTTTCAGCCGCATCTGCGGCGGTCTGGTCAAGGGCTTCTTTGTAAGCAGCGTACTGCGCACCGGCGGCAATGATCTCCTCTGCGTTATCTTCTACCTCATACAGTTCGGCGACCTTGGAATCAGACGAGACTGTAGTCTCATCAAGTGCGGCCCTTTCGACATTCAAGATGAAGTTCTTCGTGTTCAGTTCCTTGCTGCCGTTCATAAGGGTCACTTCGAAAACTACTTTCCCAGACGCTGCAGTCATCTGCACATCGCCTTCGAACGTTGCAACATTATCCACGAGTTCGCCATCGGCAGAGTAACCGTTTCCGTCCGGCTTGGTACCCCTGATCCTCACAGATGCTCCGGAAGGAATCGTAAGGTCTCCCCTCGTGGCTATCAGCGTGGCTTTTATCTCAAAGTCACTGTCGTACTGGCTTGCATTCAGCTCAGGGGTCACTCCACCGGGCGTCATGTCCAGTTCGACTTCATAAGTCATCATTGCACTCATATTCAATTCTCCAATCAGTTCTGCGGGACGGGCTCACAATGAATGTATATCTTCGAGCTGTGCAGCCATTTCCCGTTTCTCACGAGTTTCACCTGGAATACCCCAGTGCCGGAACTGTCAGTAATGTTAGCGTTGCCAGTAACTGAAACAACTCCTGACGAGAGGGACGCATATGCGTTGTATCCCCTACCGCCAGGAGTTGTTCCTCGGAATATCGCCGATGTACCACTCTGTATGTTCAACAGCCCGTTATCAGAAATCAGGCGGAATGCAAGCCTGAAATCAGCATCATTTTGGTTGAGGTGGATGTGGAGCGGTTCGTTCTCCGGAGCCATGAACAGGTCGTATGTATTGGCTATCATTTCTTATCCCCTTTCTTGGTGTCGGGGACAAGGCCGGTCTTCTTAAAAGCGTCCTTCAGATCATCTGCAGTTCCGGTATGCTTTTCAGTTTCTACAGCCATGCCTTCATTAGGACCTGCGATCTGGATCATTCCCATAAGTACGGATTCCAATCCAATCTTCTGGAATTTTCCATCAACCGCCTCCATGATGAGCCTCGCTTCAAGCGGCGATACATTGTTAGCTGCAAACTGCCCCTGCGCAAACTGAAAAATGATGCTTTCGAGTGCTATGAGTTTCTCTCCGTTCTGCATTTTTATTCCTCCATCCCTAACATAATGCGTGCGGCTTTTTCAAGTTCAGAACTAGATCCGATCCTGATAGTTTTAGCGACCGGAAATACAGGCCGCTCAGTCAAGAACCCGTCATTCGGTGTCGCGATCAAAGTATTCTTTTCTCCTTCTACTGAGTAAATTTTAGCCCCTCTCGCCAGATGCTCATCCATCTGTGTGTCTTTGGTCATAGATACGCTTACATTTGCCTCTTCATAAACAGCGATGTATTCCATTCCGCCTCCTTAAAGCTGGGACACCATAATGCCATTGATGAATTTGATACTGCTCTCCCACCATGTGATCGTGCCGTCACCGTTGTCCTGGATCTTTGATATATAATCCACAGTTCCGTTACCTCCTGTGGTGGCGGTTGTACTTGTTGACGTTGATCTGGCGACTGCAATCATGTAGGTTGATATGCGCAAAATACCACCCTGGATCTGAACCCCGTTATATGTCTGTCCGGTCGGGAGATAAACAGAGGACGCAGAAAAATCAATATAACCATACTTCGAGCTCCCGTACCCGCCTTGCATCTCTCCAGTCGAACTAAGTTTTACCCAGTATCCAGAGGAACTTCCAGCTTTGATCGTTCCTTCTATGTTTGCGCTTGTTGCTGTCAGATTCCCGCTCGTGTCCACTTTAAAGGTTCCATCTCCAATGTTGATAGACCCTTTCTTCATGGTCAATGTGCCGGTTGACAAATTGAACGACGTGTTATTACCGGCGTCAGCAAGCGTTCCGGTTGCGATGTACGCGGCGTTTATATACACCTTACCGCCACTAAGGTATATACCCTGCGTCTGCCCGTTATTCGTCAACTTGTTGAAGATCGTCTGCTGTGTCTGGGCATTGACCGCTGCATCACCTGCGTCTTCAGCGATTTTCTGTACTGTCTTCCCTCCGACAGTAGCAGTAGCTGCAAGCTGAAACTCCCCAGTCTCCATATCCCAGAAGTTCTTGTTGTTGACATCCTGTAGTCTGCCTGCCTTGATCAGGCTTGCGAGCAACGTGCCTGTTACGATGAAGTCGGCAGATATCGCTCCGTTCATTGTGATAGCAACGCCCCACGGGCCATTGATACCTGTCTTAGAGTATCCGAGGCCGTTCATGTCCCATTTCCAGATCTTGTTGGCTGCAGGCACTCCATCATTGAATACGTTCGAGTCCATGATGAGGATCCGGCTCGGGCCGTCATTGGGGTCAAGCACAACATATCCATGCGTCGCCTGATTGAGCAGATTTGAAACGTTTTCACGTTCCTTGGCTATAACGGAATCAATGTTTCGCCGAGTGTCCTCTGCGTGCTTCTTTACGGCAGATACAGTTTTTGCGGCCACAGACGTATAGCTCTGCTTCATCGCACTTCCGAACGTGACTGTATCTGCTTCCGGCTGTGTCAGGTGATACGTTCTCTTCGATACATCAAAATACCGGTCCATGCCATGAAGGCTGCTGACAAAACGTACCTGGGAGTTCACCCTGATCGGCTGTACGTTATATCCGAGCGAATGCAGATCAACAGCTGTCAGGTCGAGCACCATGTTGGCATACTGTTCGTCAGCAAGCCATGCCTGCCCTGCACTAAGCAGGTTTGCAGGCACCGTAATGTCGTCAAAGCTCACTACTTTGCAAATGAATCCGAAGCGGTTCACGGCGGACGTGATCTGTATAACCTCGCTGCCATTATTGACGCTTTCTACAGTCAGATAGGCATCAAGGGCATCAATCTCCGTTTCTTCCAGGGATGCCCCGAGCGGAATACATGCAGTGGCTATCTGCGTGTAATCAGTGTCCCTCGCATAGGTAAGCAGGTTCTCTCCAAGCTGTATCGGCTGGTCGCTTACGGTATCTGCATCGTCCAGAATGTCGAGGTAACGGTAGTTTCCGGATACCCGGACCCTGAGATGACCTCCGAGGCGGTTGACGAGCTTGTCAATTATGTCATCATACGTTGTCTCACGGTTCGTATATCTGTAGAGCGAGTTATTCGGATCGGTTACTGCCACTACGCCAACCCTGAATGTCTTGTCAATCGGCCCATGCCCCTGAACCTGCGCGTTATGTTCATTCACAAGCAGCGTAAAGAACTCCAACGGCGATACGCTGTGAAGTTCGCGGCGGGGCTGTATGGAGTCATACAGGAAGGCAAGCTCACCTTCGCACTGAAATGTCCTAGTGCGGTACAAATCCTCCCCGTCATCAACAGGCCTTCCACGGAAGATTTCTTCACTCCCGTCATAGACACGTATGTCGGAGGACAGGCCAACGATCTTACTGACATACGGGTGGTCAAAAGAAACGGAGAACTTGAAGCTCCCAGGCTTACTGTCCTCCGTTTCTACCTCATCATCATAAATCCTCAGCACGTCTGACTCAGGATCGTGCAGGACATAGGTCGTGCCGTTATAAAGACACGTTACTTTGTACATTACAGGATCCCCCTCTCATACGTGATACGGACGGTTCCGGATCCCACAAAGCGGATGCTGTTGTTTCCGGATGCAAGGTGGATCTCTGGAACTCTGTTATTTCCGGACGAAAGCTGATACGTCTTACTCCCGAATGTCATTGACATCGCGGAGCTACAATAGACCGTGAGCGGGCCATTGTAATCTTTTCCTACGCAGGTAACGTACCCAGAACTGCTGACAGTCTGGTTTACAGTCACAGATTCGAGCTTATACGGGAATGCTTCATCGCATTGCAATACAACTTTGCCGGTAACGGGGTTGCTCCTTTCTGGCGCGACAGTGAATCTGCCTTTGTAGTACCAGTCTGGATCTGTACTGAGGACAAGCTTCGTTTCTGTTCCATCGTAAAGCTTGAACAAAGTGGACATCAGGGTGCGCCATGCTTCCTGCGTAATATCCCTTATGTGGAATTCTACTGTAATCGGCCTTGTGCTGTAATTCACCTTCCCGTTCAGAGCAAGCGTTGCATCGAGCTTCCCGGGCCTTCCAGGGACATCAATCAGACGTATGACGGGGACGGGGTTTCCGATGCTGTACGTAAGCAGTTCCATGTTGTGTGCAGTGAGCATGTTCGTTCCGTTAAGCGTCGCATATGCATGGGCTGCATTCCTGCTCTCCCCATGCTGAAGGTACTGTCCAGGCGTGACGGTTTCGGGTCTGCCTTGATACTGGGTATACTGTCCTGGCGTTACGTTTTCATTCACGCCCTGATACTGTGTGTATTGTCCAGGCGTGACAGTTTCCGTTCTTCCTTGATATTTCAGGTACTGCCTGCTCATTGTCAATTCCCCCTTCCCCTGCCGTTCTCAGACTGGTCGATACGATACATCTCGTAGTTGACTGCAGGCGTTACTTCTCTTGCGAATTTCTTCTTGTCAAGGTACAGGTTCGTATGTATCTCCATCGGGCGGTTCCCTTCGAGCGTTCCGCTGACAGTAACATTCTGCTGGCTGGTGCGTTCTGACCTTGCCTGTTCGTATTCCTGTGCGCCTGTCTTGTCAAAGCTGATTCTTGATGACTCGGCATCGACTGCGCCCTGCATCCTATCGGCAAGCGAAGCCATCTGGTCATCGGCATTTTTCAGGAGGTCTGGCATTGAGTCTTCAATGCCTTCCCCGACTCCTGGCGGGATCCATTCACCAACTCTCTCTGCAAACACTTTAGACGGCGAGCCAATTCCAAGGGCGTCGCAGACTCCATTTACGAGGCCTGAGAAGAAATCGGTCACAGTGTTCCACAGCCAGTCGGCCATATTCTGGATTCCGTCCCATACACCGCGTACGATGTTTTCGCCGATCTCCATCATCTTGTCCGGGAGCCCTTCGACCACAGAAACGAAATTGTCCCAGAAATCCTGCGCCGCAGAAGTCGCTTTTTCTGCAAGATCAGATGCGAACTGAGCAACATTTTCTATTGTGGAATCGAGCCATTCTTTCACTTTGCCTGGAAGCTCAGAAATAAACTCGCTTACCTTCGCTACAAGGTCTTGTGCAGCCTTTGTAGCACTGTCGAAAGCGTCTTTGCCCCACTGCACGATATTGTTGTAGGTATTTACAAGCCATTCCCAAACTTTATCAGGCAGCTCCATGAAGAACGTGACGATGCCGTCGATGATCTGCGGGATGGTTTCTGCCACCCATGAAATCGCATCAATTCCAAACTGGATTATCGACCCCAGCACTAGGCCGATTGCGTATCCGACGTTGTATGGAAGGTCTGTCAAAAACTGACCGATTGCATCTGCTGCATTTGACAGGAATTCGGCTATCGACTCTATTGCGTCAGAGAAAAACTGAGCCGCCATTTCAACGAGAGCAGAAAAGAATTCGGTTATCTTCGCAGGCAGTTCTGTGAACCACGTAACAACGTTGGTAAATGCTTCCGGAAGCGTAACGGTAAAGAATTCAATGATCGCCTGTACAGCTCCTGCAACGAACTCTGTTACAGCGGTCCAAACCTCGTTTACGAGGTTCCTGAAATCTTCATTCGTGTTGTACAGAACAACAAGTCCTGCAACAAGTCCTGCGACAGCAGCTATGACCAGTGCAATGGGATTCGCGGCAAGGACAGGGAACAGCATTTGGAAAACGCCAAGCACGCCCCCAGCAGCATCCTTTAAAGCCATTATCTTTCCGACAAGGCCAACGATGGTTGTCGCAAACCCAAAAACCTGCTGTCCGGCAAAGACGGCAGCAATGATCGGGATCAGAATGTCGAGATGCTCCGCCAAGCCTTTCAGCAGTTCGATGATAGGCGACAGTCCTGGGATCGCCTGTTCTACCCCGTCAAGGAACGCTTTTGCGATCTGCCCTGCGGTATCGATTATCGCCGGCATGTTATCTATCAACGCGCTGGCAAGCTGTGCAATGATACTTGCGGCAGACGCTCCAATGGTCGGCCCGTTGTCGATCAGCGCCTGGGCGAGCGTTGATGCGGCTTCTTTTGCAGTTTCAATAAGCTGGGGGATGTTCTCTGACAGGTGGGACAGGAGCGACGCAAGCAGTTCAGCTGCTGCTGAGTACATCGTCCCAACGTTGGTTATGATGGCATTTGCTATGGCGGTTACAATCTCTGCGCCAGACGCACCAAGTTCATCGACGTGCTCGCTGATCGATTTGGCAAACGACGATACGAAGGTGGATGCAACATTAACTATCTTAGGGACGACTTCCCCAGCCATGACGGCTATCTGGGCAAATGCATCGCCTGCTGCCTCAGCAAGACCTTCGAAGCCATTCTCCTTGTAGGCATCGTTCATGCTGTTGACCATGTCTTTAAAGGCAACAACAGTGTCTTTCGCGGAAGTCTGGACGTCTTGGTACAGCGTCAGGGCAAGCCCTTCAAGGGAGCTTTTCAGAATGACGATCTGCCCTTGCAGATTGTCGTTCATGGTCTCAGCCATCTGTTCGGCAGCCCCGTCGCATCCGTAAATCGCATCCGTCAGGGCGTTGTAATCTTCTTCAGACGAATTGACGATGGCAAGCAATCCAGCCATTCCTTGCCTGCCTGCGAGGGTGGCGGCGTACTGTGCTTTCAGTGCGCCTTCTGCCCCAAATGCCTTGTGATACAGTTCTTCTGTGGCCTTGTTATACTTTTCCTCGGTGATCGCACCAGATTCAAACTGGGAGTCAAGGTCAGCAAGAGCGGCCGCAAATTCCTCCTGCGGCATTTGGATATTTCCAAACGCTTCACGGAGGTCTCCCATCACATCTTTCAGGGATTTTACGCCACCTTCTCCATCTTCAAGAGACAGATTAAGATCGCTCATGGCTTCAGCGACCTGGTCAGTCGGCTTCGCCATGTTCGTGATGATATTCCGGAGTGCGGCGCCGGCCATCGTAGACTTGATTCCGGAGTTCGCCATAAGACCGAGTGCAACAGCAACATCTTCAGCCTTATATGCCATCGCTCCGGCAACGGGTGCGACATACTTGAACGATGTGCCGAGCAGCGACACATTCGTATTCGAGTTACTGGATGCGGCAGCGAGGATGTCTGCGAAATGAGCACTCTCCTCGGCCTTCATTCCGAATGCTGTAAGAGCATCTGTTACGATGTCAGATGTCGTGCCAAGATCTTCACCTGCAGCAGCGGCAAGGTTCATGACGCCTTCAATGCCGTTGAGCATGTCTTCCGACTTCCAGCCTGCCATCGCCATGTATTCAAATGCCTGGCCTGCTTCTGTTGCGGAGAACTTAGTCTTCGCACCCATCTCCATGGCCTTTGCATTGAGCTCGGTCATCTGGTCACCGGTTGCTCCGGAGATTGCTTCGACCTTTGACATCTGGGCTTCGAAGTCAGAGCCCATCTTGACTGCGGCTGCTCCAAGGCCGGCAACAGCGGTCGAAACTCCTGCAATGATCTTTGCAGTGGTCCCGACCGCTCCTTTTGCAAGGCCTGCTATCTTGCTGGCTCCGTTGTTGAAGCCGTTCGTATCGATCTTTGTATCGAACTTCAGAGTGCCATCGTAAGCCAAAACAATCACCCCGCCTTTTAGGCGGACAGCGGTTATCGGCACATGATGGCACTACTTAACTGTCTGTCCTTTCTCAATCCTGATTTCAAATTCTTTCTTGCAGTTTCTTCCTTTACAGGTTACATGAACACCTTTGCAATCAGCCTTGCTGCCATAATACACAGGCATCTTGTATCCGCAGTAAGGGCATCGGACCTGCATCTTTTTATCGTTCATGAATGTCGTCCCTTTAACAGGCTGTCAACATCACCGCCGTTCTTGAGGGCTTCGATCAAAGCATTGGATTCATCGTATTCTTTCTGCGACATAGGCAGTGCATGGATCGACTTCATCTTGTGCAGGAAGTTCTTCTCGCTTTTCGACATATCGCTTGTTATCTTTGCTGTCCTGTATCCCATGATCTTGGCAAACTCACAGTTGTGGTCAAGTCCTTTGAACATAGCTCTGAACTCCCACCAATGAAGATCTCTCACAGTAACAAGGTTAACACCGTACTGCTGCAGAAACGCAGCATAGATATACTCATCGTCATAATCAAACGAGTATGCTCTTTCATGAGGTTCGTAGCAGTCGTCTTCCTCTTTTTCGCTGTTGTCGCTAGCCAGCTTCCTTTCCTTGTCCGTTCTGCCGCACGTGTAAAACCATATGATCGCTTTGATGACATCTTTTGCATCGGCCTCTCCGTCAATCCCATACGGGAAGGCCAGGTCGATTGCTGCCACTGCTTTGTCGACAGGCTTTACAGAATCGTCCTGCATGAGCAGCTCAAACAGCACCCATGTCCTGAAGCCGGTTTCAATCGGATATACAGCCTCGCCTATAGCAACCTCATCAGGAGGGGTGTCTATCAACAGATTCATCATGTCCTCCGGGCATACTGCTTATTGAACTTGTTCCTTTTCTGATTTGCCCTGCGCTGTTCCCTGTTCTGAAGTCTGCTGACTCCGTACTTGTTGGAGATAGACTGAAGCTGTTCGTCAAGTTTCTGTCTCTGCGACGTAACTATAGCAAACGCCTCCATGTGATCATCAAGGCGGCATTTTCCTCCGAAAACAGCTTTTGCAGTCCCTTCGCCAAACAGATCATCAAAGAACTTGTCCACGTATTTGCACTGCTTGCGCATACTATCGGCAGATGACAGACCATCATACTGCGTGGGTTCCTGGATCTTTTCTGCTATTTCTGTGCAAAGGTTTTCAAACTTCTCCATGACATCTGCGTCCATGAGATCAAGTTCAAGATCGATTCCGTTGATGCTGATTACGCCCATTTCTTCCCTCCGTTATTTATCAGGCTGCTGCTTCTGTGAACCTCTTCGTAGTCGTGTTGAACGTACCGAGAACCGGGTCGCCGATCGTGTTCAGGTTTCCAGACAGGGACATCTTCTTCTCGCCGGTAATCGAAGAAACCTCAACAGCAACCTTGAACTTCCTTGCTTCGAAGGTGTTCGTGCCGGTTGCGGGGTTCCACAGTTCTACGCGGCAGTATTCTGTTTCTGCGTCAGCGCCGATGTAGTGGTTCCTCCCGATCGTGTAGATGAAGTCGATTGCCTCCTCATCAGCGATCTGTTCGGCCTCGTACGGGAACGACGTTTCGTAACCAACTACCGATGTGGTAGACGACTTGTCGTTAACGTACTGGACGGTATCTGTCTGGGCATTCGGTTCCTCGTCAAGTGTCGTGAAGCCGGCTCCCATGAGCACCCAGTTAGGCGATGCCTCTGTGCCAACATTCAAGTAGTCGGCATACTGGTATCTCTTAATAACATTTCTTCCCATCAGTTTCTAAACCTCCTTGTAATAATTCAGCTGAAGCTGTATCTGGTATCTTGCGCTTCTCATTGACGCATCAAAAATGTACCCGGGAGACATTACTTCAAGCTCCTGCGGATAACATCCTTCAGGCATTTCAGGGTAGTTTCCGACCCTGTCCTGCTCATTGACCCATTCGGCAAATTGTTCATAGAACGTGCTGTTCTGGATATTCTGAAGGCGGTCCATTGTGTAGAACTCCCTGCTGCCAAACGTGAACTGGTACACCATATCGGCATCCCCGTTCACGTACTGTTTGACGACCGGATTGAAGACACCTGTTTCAATCAGGTACTCCATAGGCTCGTCTCCAAGGGCGTCTACTCTGAAAACACCTTCGTCCAAAAGCGGGCACGCCATGAAGTACGCTGTGATTCCTTCAATTATCGAACTAATGGCCATAGCTTTTGC